CGCCAGGGCTCAGTCCGCCTGAGGAGGAATCACGTGCCAGGAAATCGTTGTGAGTCATGCCAGCGGTTTGTCTCTCTGGAACAAGGTGAGCCTGAAGTCGAAGGCCTAGAAGTCGACGCCGCTGGAGAAGTCGTCACGGGGAGCGTTCGGCTCTCTCTCATCTGCGCGGACTGCGGCCAGGAACTCAAGGAGGCGCAGGTCGACCTCTCGATCGCGATCGAAGGACTCGCGGAACACGCAAGTGCATGCGCGGAGTCCGGCCAGGCAGAAGTCGAAGTCGACGACATTTCTCCTGAAGATCGCCTCATGGATCGCGATCGAAAGGGCAGGAAGATCACCCGCGCGCGGTTCATGAAGCACCTTTGGGGGGCGCGGGTCGTGGTGACTGTCACGTGCGGATGCGGTGAGACATGGGAGGCGGAGGGTCTTGTCGAGGAATCTGCCTCTGGCTTCGATGAACTTTAGGAGGGGAGCATGCTCAACTTGCTGGCGTCATTCCTGGTGGTCATTCCCATGGTCTTTCACTCGCCCAGAGTGGATGTCCAAGGGAAGTTCAGTTCCATCCCTGCGGGGTGGGAGGGGCGCACCGTTCAGGTCTGCCTGGCGAGCTTCTGGCAGGTGGACCCCAAATCAGAATCCGGATTCTTTGTCTTGCAATACGGAAAGTCCCCATGCACGCAGATGAACCCGGATGGCTCATTCCGGTTCGAGGATGTCGTGTCCGCCAAGTACTGCATCATCGGGCTCATCAGCGAATTTGAGTTGGCGAGCGTCCGCAACGAGTGGGGTAGGACTAAGGTTTTCTGGCTCCGCGATGAGGAGCCGCTGCCTCCCATGTCCTTGATGCTCTACTTACCCATAGGCGCTCACGCCGGAGTGACGCCATGAGAAAGCAGTTCATTCGCGTAAGAATGAAGGCAGACTCCTACGCCGTCGTCGAGCAGATGAGTGCCATCCTCGACGAATATCGACAGCAGGGGTATGTCCTGACTGTGCGCCAACTTTACTACCAACTCGTCGCCAGAGGGTACATTCCCAACAACCTGCTGTCGTACAAGCGAGTCATCTCGATCTTGAGCCAAGCACGTCTTGGAGGTCTCATCGACTGGGATATGATCACCGACCGCGCGAGGGACACGCTTATGCCGTCGTTCTGGGATTCCCCCAACAGCATCCTTCGATCGGCAGCCCGGAGCTACCGGATCGACTTGTGGGCGAATCAGGAGAATCACGTCGAGGTCATGGTCGAGAAGGACGCCCTGAGTGGAGTACTCGCGCCAGTCTGCACGGAGTGGAGGCTGAATTTCACGGCGAACAAAGGGTATACAAGCCTAAGCAACCTCTACGAGGCCAGTCAACGCCTGCTGCGCGCGGTCGAGGCAAGCAAGCATGTGATCATCCTCTACTTAGGGGATCACGACCCCAGCGGGATCGACATGACGCGGGACATTACGGATAGATTGGATCTGTTCACCGGAGGGGAGGTCCACGACATCCGTCGCTTGGCACTGAACTACGATCAGATCGAGCAGATGAACCCGCCAACGAATCCCGCCAAAACGACAGATAGTCGCTACGAGGGATACCGGGAGCAGTTCGGAGAGTCTTCCTGGGAGCTAGATGCGATCGACCCGAAGACCCTGTCAGGGCTCATCTCCGGCCAGATGTCAGAACTCATCGATTGGGACGCTTGGGAAGAGGCGAGTGCCAGGGAGCAGGTAGAGCGCGACGCCTTGAAGCAACTTGCAGACGAGTACAAAGGAGCGGCGCTAGATGAAGACTGAGCAACATGCGGAGGCAGCCCGGAGGATCCAGGGGAGGCTCAGTCAGCTTTTCCCCGAGTGGATTATCATGGTGAGTCCATCTTCAGCGTCGAGGAATCATTTCCTGCTGAGGATCACCACAAAACCACGGGACATCGATCTGTCTACCATCGTCGTCATCCCTGACGAAGCGGGGGACTTCGAGACTCTCATCGAGGTCATGTACATGCTGGTGGAGAGCCGCCGGGTTCCTCTGCAAATCGAAGAAGTGGATCCTGGCATCGCTTTCTGCAAAGGGCATGTGAGTAAAGAGCAGTTCTCTGCTCAAGTGGGGGCCGACTTCGGAATGGAAGTCTCCCCGGACGAGGTGCATCACGACTGGTTGCGGAACGAGTTTCATGGGGATCCCACGCAGCACATCGCGCAGTTTCACACTGAGAAGGTGAAGGGGGGCTCTCCGGTGACAGTCGTCTACCTCGACCCCTGAAAGACTGTCCGACTGGCCAGTACGCTCCGTTTCGAATGGGAGTATATTGCTCTCAGACGGGACGAAGGAGGCGGGAGTGATACGGCGCAGCGACGAGCTCAAACCTAAGGCGCAAATCAAGATCGATGGGAGCCAGTTCTGTGTAGTCGATGCGGCTCGCTGGGAGAATCAGGTAGAGACGCTCAAGAAGGAATTGATTCGGTGGACCTGCATTCAGGTCTTCGAGCAAGAACTGACGATCTTCGGCCTCCCCGCCTACCACTGGGATGGGATGCGCAACCAGTACCTCCCGGTCTTCAATACCACCCCGATACACACGGAGAGACGCTTGTGAGGAAAGAACACTGGCTGGTCAAACTCCTGGTCGAGGACCTGAGAGAGGCTCTGCAAATCCAAGAGGCGTCCGTAAGGACGCCTTTGGAGGATGATTCCGTTGAGATGACGCAGAGACTCATCGACGACATCCGCGTGACCCAGGACTCCTACGTCCCAACCGCTAGGGACTACGCCCTTAAGAACTGAGGAGGAAGCCGATGGCGCAGGTCGTGCGCATCCTGATCTGCAGAGACTGCGGGGAGATCCTTCAACTCCGCAGCCGCAAGTACCTCGACGAGATTTCCTACCTGCGCGAACGCGCAGGGTGGAAGTGGGTGAAGGAGGGAGTCTACCTCTGCCCGGACTGCATTCGTGGGGCGAAGTCCGCTGAAGACTGTCCGACTGGCTAGTTCCCTCGAAACCAAAGGGGAGTACATTGCCCTCACACCACCCACGGAGGGGACGACAATGGGAACCTGCGGATGCGGATGCGGACAGCAGACCAGCGGCGGCAGTCACTACCTTCCTGGGCATGATGTCAAGCTGCGCGAAAGCGCCAAGGCAGCCTGGAGGGAGAGTCGCGACCGGTCCGCCCTGGCCCTCCTCCGGGAGCGCAGATGGCTTGACAACGTCAAGGATGTCCGCTCCTTCGGGGTCGAAATCGAGTGCCTCATCCCAGTCCCTGGGTACATCTGGGACGGGAGCCTGAGCACTTCCAGTTACCGGCAGGCACAGGTTCGTGGCGCCGAGATCCTCAAGGAAGCCCTAGCGGCGCAAGGTCTGGATGCCTGCTGGTGCGGTTATACCCACCTGACGACGGGCTACTGGAAGATCGTGACCGACGCCAGTGTCTACAGCGAGCGACCGGGGTCTAACCTCGTCGGCCTGGAACTGGTGAGCCCGATCCTGAGGAGCCTAGAAGGCCGGGCGGCCCTCCGCAGAGCGTGCGCTGCCCTAGAAGCAGCCGGTGCGCGGTTCAACAGGCATACCGGCCTCCACGTTCACCATGGCGCGAAGGGTCTGACTCTCGACTGCATCCGGCACCTGGCCCTGAGTTACCAGACCTACCAAGCGAAGATCGATCAGATGGTCTCCCCAAGCAGGGTCTACAACACCTACTGCATGCCTATCAGGGAGTCCTACCTGAGGATCCTGGACAGCGCGGCGTCTCTGCAAAGCGCAGCGAGTCTCCTCGACCGCTACAGCGCCCTGAACCTGGCAGCGTACGTCAGGCACGGCACGATCGAGTTCCGACAGCATCAGGGGACATGTGACGCTCGCAAGATCCTGGCCTGGGTCGACTTCGGCCAGAGCCTGATCCGCGCGGCTAAGCGTGGAGACTCTCTGGTGGAGAACCTGGAGGACTACACGGAGATGAGCTCGAGCAGAATCGAGTGGTGGGAGGGGCGCCGGCAGGCGCTGAGATGGGTGGCATGAAGAACCGAGATCTAGTGAATCGGACGTTCCACGTTACCATGCGGGCGGCGCAGCAGAGGATTGCCCAACTCGAGGAGATCGCAGCGGCAGTGAGAAGGATGTGCCCCATCGAGGGCCTCTTCGACGGAGAGGTTGTCTCATTCCCTGCGACGGAGTGGAGAGCCTTGGCGGAGATTCTGAAAGACCCAGCCGTGCCGCATATATGTGGCACTTGCGGGTTGTGGACAACGGTACGCCGGCGAGATCTGATGGAGCGTGTAGATATCGGTTGGTGTGAACCTCTTTGCAGTTGCATAGATCAGGAAGGAGACGGCGGGCTGCTCAATCTCAACGGGGTAGTCACTCCGAGGGGATTTCCTGCGTGCGGCCACTGGGTCAAACGTCATTAGCAGGGAGGGGGGAGATGAAGTAGTCTGAGGACGAGATCGATACCAGAGCGACGACTCGGGAGGTGAGCCAATGGACAGAGTAGCTTAAACATCACCGAGGGGTGAGCAGAGGAGCAACCTCTAAAGCGGATCACGCATGCTAATCTGGATCGTGTGGGAGGAGCCGGGAGGCTCCTCCCCTGCATTCCCTCATTAAGATATACTCAAGAGACTGTCCGACTGGCTAGTACTCCCCCCTCGGGGTAGGAGTATAGTTGCATCAACCTGAACGAAAGGAGGCGCCAGCAGACAGACTCAAGCCACACGACCCCGGAGGCGCAATGCCGGAGGGGGTGGCGGCACAAAGCAACAGCTCGGTCGCTTGATCCCAGACGCTGATGCCGGCGGGAGCGGCGACCATCACAAATCCCGAAGGGAGCCCTCGGAGGGGGGCTCCCACCAAGGAGAAAGGGATGCCCAACCAGTATCGAGACCTGAATCCGACGCAGATCGCCCTGGAGTACCAGAAGGCGTATGAACAGCACCAGATCGCCACCTCGATGATGGACTCCACACATGCTATCCTCAGTCTTTACGAGCGACGGATGACAGACGCGGAGGAACTCATCGGGATGAGCAGGGCCACAGAGATCCGGGAGTCGTCTGGCTTCAAGGCGGTGGGTCCTCTCTCCGTGGAATACGACCCTGACATGGTGATCACCAACCTCGACGCCTTGCCGCCTGGGCTAGGAGCCCGGTTCCTTGTTGTGATCAAGGGGGAAGGGGACGCTCTCGTGGCCAAGAACTGGCTCCGCAAGTTGCCGGAGTGGCTGGAGCCGGGAGAGATCCTCATCCGTTTCTGACGTCGAAGACTGTCCGATCGGCCAGTACGCTCCGTTTAAAACGGGAGTATAGTGTAGCCATCCTGAACGAAGGAGAGCGCGATGGCCGACCACCTGAAGGACCTGAACACGGAAGAACTGGTGAAGCGGCACCTGTGGTGCAGCGAGATCCTCAGAAAGGTCTCCCCTGAGGCGGGAGTGATCAAGGGGATCGACCGGATCGCGGACGCAGCGGTGGAGGAACAGTACCTGATCGTGAAGGAACTTAGGAACAGAGGCGACAACCAGGCGAGGAGAGCCCTCAGAGTCCTGGGTGAGGAGCAGGACGAGTAACCACCCAAACGGAGGGGGAGCCGGAAGGCTCCCTCTCCTCCCCTGGAGGGAGAGGCATGGAACCCTTGAAGTGCAGTAACTGCAAGATAGCCGCCAACAGCCTGTGCACCTTGGCCCTCCAGAGAGGCTCCTTCGCTTGCATCCAGAAGCGCGCCCCTCGCCGCCTGCGCAAGACATTCAAGAAGGAGAAGTAAGTGGCAAAGAAGGTGATGGTCACCTGGGACGATGGAGTAACCTACGAGGGTGAATCCCTGGAGGTGATTCTTGTACGCATGTGGATCATCTGGCAGGAGACCGCCCGAGATCGCTACGTGCAGGAAGTCGCCCAGAGGGCCCAGGCGGCGTATGGTATCCCAGTGCGCTGGGACTCCGCTGAGCACTTGTTCGCTGATCTGGAATCCGGCGGAGTTGTGAAGATCCACTGGGAGGAAGATGATGAATAACCGCTTCTACCTGCGAGGGACTACACCCCTAGGCTTGTTCAACACGCTACTCGGAGCCTTCTTCAACCGCGTTCTGGTGAGATGCCGGGATGTCGGATCAGGTAAGACGATCGGGTGGAAATGGGCACGCGCTGATTCCTTCCCACGGGAGAGGAGAGATGGAGTCAGACCCAATTGACAGTCTCTTCGGAGTCCTTACGGCATTCGCTGATGCCCTTAGAGGCGTTGTCGAAGCCTTCACATCGATCTTCGGAGAATTCATAACTGATGCCTATAGGCAGGAGGAGTACGACGAATGGGGACATGGAGAGCGGAAGCGGATTCTGAAGGCGGGGCGCTACGGCATACGGGAGCCGTCAATGTGCCCGTCCTACGCGCGCTGGCCGAAGTACTCAACTCCCTCGAGGCGGGGGTCAACAAAGATCTGGCAGAGGCGTGGGAGGAAGTGAAGCTTCTTAAGAAGGAGCTAGACGCGCAGGCAGAACAAGCGCAAGTGGATGAGTTGAACCGCAGAGAGTTGCGCAGGGAGTTGCGCCTGACACATGCGTCTGCGCGAGCTATGAGGGATGCCCTTGACCGCTTGAGGTTGATCATCTGTGCGTCGGAGGGCGTCGCTGGGTGGCGGAAAGCCAGCGAGCCGGTGACTCCCTGGGAGAGCCTTGCGGTGGTCGATGCCCTCTACAAGGCGTCTGATGCGAGTGCTGGGCAGGCCATCCTCGACAAACTCAACGCGATGCGAGAAGCCTTGGCTCCTCTTGCGGCGGTCTCAGATACCTACGGCGAAGACCTGGAAGACTCCTATACATCGATCGTCATCTGGTCAGGTCGCAGTTTCGGGGTGGAAGCGAAGGAACTGCGGATCACCTTGGACGACGCCTGGAGGGCGAAGCGCCTGATCGAAGAGGACTAGGAGGAGGCTATTTCTCTGCTGTGTAGGTTAGTGTACAGTAGTCCCATACGAACGTGAGGAGGCCGGAGATGGCCAGGAAGACAAAGAGCACCAGAGTGCAGTTCAGCGAGGGGAACACCATCCAGGCGGTCATGTACGGGGACGACATCCTCCTCCAGGGCTGGAAGGGGAACTCCAAGTGCGGCCCTGAGGTGAGCATCCCCAAGGGCGAATGGCCGCGCAAGACGCGCAAGCAGCAGGTCATGGTCGGCGCGATCGCAGGGTGCGACAACTGGTCGAATGCTAAGATCGCTGCGGCGATCCAAGCGGTGGACCAGATCCTCATGGAGGACGAGGAAGCGGTCGAGGCTGTCGAGGTGGTCGAGACGGTCGAGGAACTGGAGAGCACGCCGACAGTGGAAGCAGTTGAGGCAGCGCCTAAGGCCAAGAAGGCCAAGGCGGCCCGCAAGCCCAAGACGACACCTGCGCCCTCCACCAAGCTCGACCTGCTTATGTGGATCGGCTCCGGGAACTACACCATCGAGAGCTTCATCGCGGAGGCTGAGAAGCAGGGCGTCAGCAAGCGCATCGGGAAGATCCCCACTACGCTGGCCCTGGGGGAGACTCGGGTGTTCCTGGCCACCGACGAAGGCTACAAGGGCGACGCGGTCATCTTCGGCTACTTCATCCCGCAGGGGATCGAGCAACTGGTCTTCGACGCGGAGATCGCCCCTCAGGATCCACGCGCCAAGCCGGTTACGCTCTCTGAAGCGGCTGAGGAAGAGCCCAGAGGCTGCGGGCAGCGCGAGGACGTAGGGGCGACCTATCTCGTGGCCTATAATCCCAACGCGCTCCCCGGTGCCCTCCTGGAGGCCTCCGAGGGGATCACGCTGCATGGTCCGCTAGTGGTCTTCCACCAGTTCCTGGACTACAATGCCCTCATTGACGATGAAGCCCTCAGGTTCAGAAGCTTCAAGGAGATCGACGGGGACGCTCTCCTGGGCATGGGCCTCTTCAAGACGGCACCTAGTGCGCGGGACGGCATCACGGCAGCGCCGAAGATCGCCCCTCGGACCAAGACTCCATGGACTCCAGAGGACTACGAGATGCTCAAGGATTTCGCGAAGAGTTCCACCAGCGTGGCGGAGGGGATCCGCCGGTACGCCAAGATGACCGGGAGATCTGTGCGAGGCGTCGAGTATGCCTGGAGGATGCACGTCAAGCCGAAGGATCCGATCGAGACCGAAGGCGCGGACGACTGATCACGAGCCGGGCCACCACCTGGGCCCTCTCTTCTCTCAAGGGGGAAGTAGATGAAGGTGTCTAGTGAAGAATGCCGGATGCTGATCCGCCTCCTGCGGGAGGAGAACTCCTCTCTGCGCGACGCTTTGGACAAGCGCCCTTCGTGGGACGCCAGATGGCCAGAGGAGTTGGCGCAGTACCTAGGGCAGTCGCGGATGAACCTAGAGGAACTGGCGAGGGTCCTAGATGTGATCGTCTCCTCCTTGCTGCCTCCCTGTCATCACAAGGAAGGATATTACTGCGCCCGGTGCCTTCTGGAGGAACTCTCGGCTTGGATACACAAGGCTGCCGCATGGCATCCGATGGACAGCGACCCTGATCACAAGGGGAACCCCTTCAGTTACGATCGGCTCCCCTGGCACTGGCATTCGCCTGAGTGGATCGAGAAGAACGTCATGGGATCAAGTCCGGGGGCGACGGTCAAGGAGCCGCCTCCGCCTCCTGATGATGGGACGTCGATGTCCCCCACGGTGTTTCAGAGGACTGTCTTGTGGGGTCCGAACGAGCTCGATCACTAGGGGGTACAGGAATGCCTAGGGAGAATGGCTCATTTAGGGCACTTCAACCGGGGAAATTCTACCCCGCCGTCGAAATGGTGATTTATACCCTCGACGCTCCTGAAGGTTGGTTCATCGCCTACCCTGACATGGAAGCCGCCATTCACGAGAACGGAGTACTCTCTGTCCGCTTCGAGAAGCAGGAGGTCTCCTTCTGCGGCACATACCTCGTGAGGTGGGCCTAATGGATTCTGAGTGGTTCGCGGGGGTTGTTCGGGAGTTCCAGGAAGAAGAGGACGGCCTGCTCATCGTCAAGCGGATGGAGTATGCCAGCGACGCCGACCGGCTCGAGAATTTCAAGACTAACGCGGCGCTCACGGGGCTCATGCCGGAGCAGGTATGTGCAGTCTACTTGGCTAAGCACGTCCAGTCGATCGTCAAGCACGTCATGGACGGTCAGTTCGACTGGTCCTGGACGACTGAGGATGGACGGGAAGGACTCAAGCAGAGGATCGCGGACGCCCGGAATTACCTCCTGCTCCTGGCCGCCTGCATAGACGAGTCCAGGACGCACGTCCCGCAGGTGCCTACGGAGTGGATCGGCATCCATGACGTGGCCAACACACTGGTGTCCATTCAGGAGAAGAATGGCGAGAGGCGCTTCAGCGCGGGTGGATCGGAGGACGCCATCGTGCAGTATCTGAACCAACTGGAAGCCACCCTAGTGAAGGGGGAGATCAATGGATGAGCATGAGGATGTCCTTGGCCTTGGTCTGGCTTTGCTGTTCATCGGATTCATCTATCTGCTTCTACTGTACTGCATTGCGGGGTGACTGAGATGAAGCAACGGGCGTCTGTCGAGGAGACCGTCGGCTGCTTGGTGACGGTGTGGATCACGTGGTCCCTGCTGCTGGCGACCGCTGTTGTCGTCATGCTCGTGTTGAGGTTGTTCGCATGATGGCACTACTGCTCAGGATCCTCCTTCTCGCCACGATCCTCAGCGGCGAGTGTGGGGAGATCAGAGGCGCCTGCCGGCTCAGCATGGCGCAGACAATCGCTAACAGGGGTTCTGTGCAGGGGTTCTTCGCCAGAGGGGAGCCTGGGGTAGAGGACATGGCCATAGGTTTCTCTCTGGCCACAGGGAGGGTCAGGAGACAGGCAAACGGATTCATGTTCGCCTACTCCGACCACGATCGCCAGGTATTAGGCTGGAGGGCAGGGGACCTACGGGTCTGTCAACCAGAGGTTAACCTCTGCGTTAACTTCACGCGAGAATGGCCTGGAGGGTGAGATGTGTCGGTGGTTCTTGAATGCTAAGCGCCTTCGCTTGGAATACGAGCGAGGCTGCCGCACGGGATACAACTATGGGTATAGGTCAGGATTCACTCAGGGCGCGAGGTCGGAGATCATTTCCTGGGCGATGACGGAGGAAGCCCGAAAGAAGGCAGGGATCCCGCACGAAGATGCCACCTGGCACTTCTATCCTGAGGAGGCTCCCGAGTTCGCTGTGTTTGTCGAGTGCTGCGTCCGCCTCAGAGGAGAAGCCACAAGACGCCTTCGGGTGCTGAAGCACCACAGGGGGACCGCAACGCTGCGCGTGCCCTGCTGGGTGAGTGAAGACGGCATGACGTTCCCAGAGGACTGCGTAGTTGCTTGGAGGAGGTGGTTTGGATGGCCGAAACGAGGGTGACACTCGACGGGCCGATTGATCTGATGCAAATCCGCCCGCTGCTGGTCGGGACGACGCTCACGGTCGTGGACCTTGTTCCTGGGGCGCTCACGATCAAGTTCCCTAACGGGGCGAAGTTGGAGATCTCCGTGGTAGGGGACGAAGAGCGCGGGGAGTGCGGGCCGGGGCTCTCCGACTTCCTGGGGTGGTGGGTCGAGTAATCAGGTGCTTTGACAACTTCTCCATCCGCACATCAAGGCGGAATAAATAGAGTACTCAAGATTGAAAATTGTTGTAATGTCAGGACTCCTGGCAGCGAGTCCTAGCTGATAGACGGCGCTGTCAGGAGTCCTGTTAACTCCTCCACCTGCACATCAAGGCGGAATAAATAGAGTACTCAAGATTGAAAATTGTCGTAATGTCAAGACTCCTGCAATACTCCTAACCATACCACAAGACCTTGGTGGTCGGAGCTACGCGAGCCACCTACATGGGCTTGTCCTTATAAAGGGAAAATCTTCTGAGTACTCAAAAAGATGCATCGTTCACAGTTTTAGAGTACTCAGAAAGTTCTGCCTTTTATGTATATAGGAAAAGAAACTTGGGGGAGGAAACAGGAATATGAGCCTGGGCATCCAATCAACCGAAGACGTGCAACGGATCCTGCGCCGCATCGACCCGGCGCGGCTGGTTGAGTTCAGAACAGAGGCAGAGGCCAGTTGGGGGCCTGACCGGCTCGCGCTCATGCAGTCGATCGTGGACCAAGGCCTGAGCGCCTGGAAGGCTGCCAAGGCGAGACGCAAATCGATACACCTGCCGACGCGGAGTCTGGGGGATCTGTACTTCATCGCTCGCCAGGTTGAGGAGGAACTGCGGGTCTGGTTTGGCAAGCCGGTAGGTGCCTACGTCGCGGAGTTGGTCGAGGCGGGACGATCTGAGGATGTACCTGCGAGTGTGGTTGGGGATATACTGGAAGGCGCGAAACTCGAAGGTCTCGAGGTCGAGTGCAGGCTTGTGCTGGTGGTGACCAAGCGAGTCGAGTGGCAGGAGGAGGAAGGCGATGGCCGAGTGGAAGCCGGAAGAGATCGAGGCGGTGGAGCAGTCCCTGAAGAGCGGCAAATCGGCGTGGAAGACGGCGACGACCCTGGTGAAGGAGATGCCGCATAGCGTGCGGGCGATTGACACCAGAGCCCGGCGCATCCGCAAGGCGCTGGAACTCAGTGGGAGTATTGCTCCGCGCGCTGAAGCGGGGTAGACTCCCATCAGAGCGAAAATCGATGCGTGAGCCCTGGCAGTCCGTCAGAATGGGCTGCCAGGGGCATTCTCGCTCCTAAGGAACGTGATGATGGATCTCCCTCTGGAGGAGGACGGCGTCGAAGAGCAGCCCGTCAGGATATCCCTGCATGGGAGGCGTCAACTCGACTTCCAGCAGATCGAAAGGGCCTTGCTTGACGCTCACGGGATTACGTCTGTCGCGGCTGCTGCCCTCGGGATCGGTAGGGCTACGCTAGATGGGCGCATCCGGCAAAGTCCGCGTCTGCGTGAAGTTGTGCGTCATGCTAGGGCGGAGATCCTAGACGATGCGGAGTGGAACGTTTTCCGCAGGGTAGAGAAAGGCGATCTGAAACTTTCCTTGTGGGTGCTGTCGCGCCTGGGTAGAGAGCGTGGATACGGAAAGATCGAAGAGGTCCGGCATGCTGGGCCGGACGGGGAGACGCTCAAGGTCGAAACGACACTTCGCCGGGAGCTAGATGTTGGCGGCTTGTCCGACGTTCTTGGAATCCTTGCGGACGCTGGAGTCATCCCAGCCGGAGTCGTTCCGACGCCTGAAGAAGGCGTTGACTCCTCGGATGACGGAGTACATTCCGCACATCCCGACGCCTAAACAGGCGGCGTTTCTCCTCCTCCCGCATCTTGAAGCCCTCTACGGTGGAGCAGCGGCAGGTGGGAAATCCGATGCTCTGTTGATGGCGGCGTTGCAGTATGTCGACGTCCCGCTATACTCAGCGCTGCTAATCCGTAAGACTTACTCTGACCTGGCTCTTCCAGGCGCCCTGATGGATCGCTCCTGGGAATGGCTCGCAGGTAAAGCTCACTGGGACGACGAGACCAAGACCTGGGAGTTCGCTTCAGGGGCGACTCTCTCCTTCGGTTACCTCGATAACGCTAGAGCGCACTATCGGTACCAAAGTGCGGAGTTCCAGTTCATTGGCTTCGATGAACTGACGCAATTCGAGGAATCCCAGTACCTCTACATGTTCTCTCGCCTCAGGCGCGGCATGACCAGCGGGGTGCCTCTGCGCATGCGGGCGGCGAGTAATCCAGGGAACATTGGGCATGCCTGGGTCAAGCAGAGGTTCATCCTCGACGGCATCAAGAACGGACGCCCTTTCATCTCCGCCTCTCTGGAAGACAATCCTCACATTGACCAGCGTGCCTATGAGGAGAGCCTGAGCAAACTCGACTCGGTAACTAGGGCGCAGCTTCGGTCAGGAAATTGGGACGTTACCCTTGAGGGTGGGGTCGTCAGGCGTGAGTGGTTTGACATTGTCGAGGGTCCGCCTGCTGTAGTCGTCAAGCGTGTCCGGGCATGGGATCTTGCAGCGACTACCAAGAGCGCCAAATCGCCGGATCCAGACTACCTCGTGGGCACGCTTATGAGCGTGACCAAGGAGGGGTTGTACTGCGTGGAGCATGTCGTTCGGGCGAGGATCGGCGCCGGTGAGGTCGAGAAATTCATCATTAACACTGCCCATTCTGATGGCGGAAGCGTCATCGTCCGGCTGGAACGAGAGCCTGGCAGTGCGGGGGAGGTCCTCGTGAACTCCGTTGTCACCCAGTTGCCAGGGTACATCGCTGGAGGTTCTAGCACGACCGGAGACAAACTCACTCGAGGACTGCCATTTGCGGCGCAGGCTCAGAACGGAAACGTAGTCCTCGTGCGAGGGGAATGGAACCGGGACTGGCTTGATGAAATCGTAGCCATGCCTCACGGGGCGCATGACGATCAGTGGGACAGTGCTGCTCACGCGTTTCGAGAGTTGACCATCGCAAGCGCTTGGTTCGTATAGTGTCCACAGCGAGGTGCAGGGCATGAGGCTCATCGATCGCATCCGCTCCTCCCTGGCGGGGGTTGCGCTCAAGGCGGCGAGCGTCGCCTGGCTTCCTGAGTGGGTGAGCGCATCCTTCTTTGTTCCGACGTTCAGGGCTCTTGTCCAGGAGGGCTACAGCGCGAATGGGGTCGTGTTCGCCTGCCTCTCGACTCTGGCATTCTCGTTCCCTGAGCCGCCTTTAAGAGTTTACCGAGAGACCAAGAGTGGCCTCGAGGTTCTCCCAGATCATCCTATGAACGCTTTGCTCCGTCGTCCTAACAGTCAGATGGGTATGGCGGAGATGCTGCGCTTCTCTGTCGTCTACGAAGCCATCGGTGGGAACGTATACTGGTATAAACTCCGGGATAAGACGGGGAAGGTGATGGAGGTGATCCCTCTATCGGATGCGATCATCTCCCCGGTGGCAGGAGGAGTCAAACTAGTTGACCATTACCTCTGGGACAAGGGCGATGGGCGACCAGAGAAGATCGATTCCGGAGATGTCCTGCATGTGCGTTGGATGCCTGATCCCTTGGCTCCTTGGAGGGGCATGGCTCCCCTGCAAGCTGTTGCTCGTGAAGTCGACTCTGACAATGAGGCCGGGCGTTACCAGTTCGCCCTGCTTAAGAACGACGCCGTCCCGCGGGTCGTTGTGACCTCTGCGTCTCCTACTCCGCCTGACTCGGGGACGGTCGACCGCATGCGACACGAATGGCAAGATCGTTATGGTGGGGAGAACCGGGGCATGCCGATGATCCTCGGTGGGGGTATGGATGTCAAGACCCTCTCCCTGAATCTGGAGCAGTTAGCCTTTGACGCTCTCCGTAGGGTGCCAGAGACTCGAATCTGTGCGGCTATGCGCGTGCCGCCGGTTCTCGCTGGAGTGGGTGCTGGCCTTGAGCAGATGACCTACAACAACGTAGGTGGCATGCAGAAGTTCTACACGGAGAGGACGCTTATCCCTCTTTGGCGAGCGTTTGAAGACGAGATCACGGCGGACCTTCTACCTGAGTATGGGAAGAACTCGGGCGACGTGGTCGTCGCCTTTGATCTTCACAAAGTGCAAGCGCTGCAAGACGACCTAAAGGAACTGCGAACATGGGCTACTGGGGCCGTGAGCGCTGGGTACCTGACGGTCAACCAAGCGCTGTCCACGCTGGGAATGCCGCAGGTTAAGGGCGGTGACGTCTACCTACGCAATTCGGCGCTCTCAGTGGTTCCTATAGGCAGCGAGCCATCTCCTCCTCCTCAAAAGCCGCCGGAGTCTGGAACTGAGCCGCCAGGCTCCGGCGGTGAATCTTCCGATGAAGATAGCGAGGACGACGGAGAACCTCACGGGGATGGGGATGAAGCAACAGAATTTGAGGACTCAAAACGCTTCTCCCCTTCATACCCAGCCATGCTTCATATCAAAGGGGCGGACAAGCGCGAGGTCGCTAAGACTTTCATCGTAGCCTACTTGCAGCAGCGTCGAAGCGTCTCGCAGAGGCTTGAGCCCGCTCTGAACAACTACTTCGGCGGGTTGGCAGATGCCATTATCGGTAGGTTGCTCAAGGGCGGGGCGCTTGCTGATCTAGAAACCAAGGCGCTGCCCAAGGCGGAGGATCTCGTTACGGGGGCTGATCGGGATGAACTAGGGAACATCGTCCGGCATTTCTACACGGAACTGGCCCAGATGACCTGGGGGACGATCAACCTCGAAATTGGGGCAGACGTGGAGTTTGACCTGACAGACCCTGCCATCTCGCAAGTGCTGAAGACCGCCGGAGATCAGGTAGACGAGATCACAGAGACCACTCTCGGCGCCTTGCGTGAAGCCCTTGTGACGGCAAACGAGAACGGCTGGAGCATCGACCACATGGTGCGAGGCGACCCTGACATGGGCGTGCCCGGCATCAGGGAGATCGTGGAGCAGACCTATCAGGGCAGGGCTGAGACGATAGCCCGCACGGAGTTGGGGCGTAGCCAGCAGCAGGTCGCTACCAACCGATACGCTCAAGCCGGGGTTGAGAAGGCTTTCGTGCAGGACGACGGGTTTGAGGACTCTGCCTTGCAGTGCGTGGCTTTGGGTCAGGGAGGGGCAGGGGCGGTTGTCCCTCTACGCTGGGCGCAGGAGCATCCTCTAGGGCATCCGCGTTGTGTGAGGGCGTTCTCCGCGTGGTTTGGAGATGAGCCTTACGATGTCGGGGCGCTTGAGGGGTGGAAGGAAGCAGGAGGGGATGCGTTCATCTCCGACACGGAATTCTACCTGGATGAACCGGTGAAGGAAGTTCCAGATGAGAGGCAGGAGGCGGTGGAGGAGGTTTCTCCTTGGCTGAAGGAATTCTCCGAAGGCGCTCCTAGTCGTGCTGCGCTTCGTGCGTCAAGAGATCTCGGGGACGAGATGAGGCGCGCTAGGACGGGTTTCCGTGCGGAGTCGAATGCGGAAATGGCCAAGGCCGTCCGCCTGGCAGATCGCATGAAGGATAATGCCGAGTTCGACGCGTTTGTAAAACGGCAGAAGATCGCCTTGTCTTACCAGGGGGATGAACGGCGGGCGTACGCTGTTCGGTTCCTGGAAAGCACATGGAAGGAGACATCGAGTGACAATAATCCACTTGCAGTGGCCATGCAGATGGCTACAGAGCAGGAATTCGGCTTAGAGACTGGCACGATTTGGAATCCTCAAGTGCTGGCTAAGGTCTCGCGATTGTATTCAGCGGACGACATGTTGGCGCTGCGCAGCTTTGCGCGCACGCAGTACAATCTGACGCAGGAGATACTCGAAAAGCGTGGAATAGATGAACTCTTCCTCGTCAGGGGGATGGGCTTGACTGGGACTCCTTACGAGGCGGGTATCTCGTCAGTCGAGATCTCCATGAGACCGCTCTCTAGTTTCTCGACAAGCGCCGAACATGCTAGATGGTTCGCGACGCGTACGGATGTGGGCCTTGCCGCTGGGGATCAGCGTATCCTCATGGGTGTCTCCGTGCCAAGGGAGAGAGTATTCTCCTTCGCAGAGAGCGGTGTTGGGGAGCACATGTCAGAGGAAGTGGTTGTCCTTGGAGGCGGGAGGACGCAGGTCTACGCAAGCGTCCGTTCGTCGAGAGAGATGTCGTCTCTGCCCAAGACGGTCGCTGCCCTAGCACGAGAGATTGCATCACTGGAGTGATTCATGGCCCTGCGTGTGGATGACATACTGCTGAATGCCGATTGGGCTAGGAGCGGGCATCTCAGTCCTGCGCCTGATGAAGAGGGTTTCGAGGAGGCGCTGGAGATCCAGGGGATGTCTGCTGTCGAATTTGTGCGGCTACCTTCTTACCATCGTTGGGCGAGTGAAAACCCCGCGCGTGCGGCGGCGTGGGAGAAGTTGAAGGATCTATCCCCTTCGGGGGGAGTATTCTCGACGGGAGGGTGATCGATGGGTACGGGGGTATATACCGGTCCGGATGGCGTCTCCGAGAATCTCGATGTGTACGACGATTCTCACAACGTCGAGCGTTGGTTTGGCATCAAGGCGGTTCAGACGGCGACGGACTGGGCGGATGCCGTCCTCTCTCCCTTCAGGGCGATCTCAGGTGCAGGAGTCTACGGGGCGGACGCTAACGATGAGGCGCTTGTCATTGGCTCCGATGACACTCCGGTGCAGGCGGGCATGAGATGCTTCGCTTTGCGGAGACTCCTGGTTCTGGCTACTTCAGTTGCCACTGTCTACAAGGTGCGCATCTCATGGGGGACAGGGACGCTGGCGGCTGCGGTGGCTGCGGGACAGTATACAGAGGTCATGATCATCTCCCTCTCCGCTGCCGGGAGGCATGTCCCGCTGGACATCCTGATGCCTGCTCAACCATCAGGGACGTCCATCTGGATCCAGGTGGCTAACGCGACAGACAACGCCACCTTCGACTTCGTGGTCGGCCTGAAGGAGTATAATGGGTGAAGTGACCGAGAGGGTACACTTCGATCGTTGAGAGGATGCCATCCTGAGGAGGATGAGATGAATGCGGCTTATGAGGCTCTTAAGGCGGCGGGAAATCCGAATCCCTGGCAAGCGTTGTTCCAAGTCGGGAGGAACTTGGAGATCCTGGATCTTGGAAGCAACGACGGGAGGACGCTAAGAGGACTCGACCACAGTCGTATGACAGTAGTCGAGCCTTATGCTCCTTCGGTGGAGCAACTCAAGAAGCAGGGATTCCGGGAGGTGTTCCAGGCGGACGCTCGACAGTTCGTGCCGGAGGTAGTCGCGCTGGGGCGTAAGTGGGATTACGTCATGTGCATGGATGTCGTCGAGCACATGCCCAAGGAGGATTCCCTGGCACTGATCCAGGAGATGAAGAAGCTAGCTCTCCGGGGGGTGATCCTTTTCATCCCTGTGGAGACACCTGAGCTTCATCAAGACCCTGAGTTCCAGAGGTATAGGGAATGGGGCTTGTCTCAGCATCCAGATGGTCAGCGCAAACTCATGGAGCACCTTTCGTTCTGGAGTCCTGAGGAGTTCAAGAGCCTGGGGTTCGTCACGGTCACCATCAAGGACTTCCATCGTCCTGGGCTAGATGCCTTCTGGGCCGTCTGGTATGCAGACGCAGCGGACCGTCAGACGGCGATCGCGACGGTGGAGGCGTTCCTGGCTGACGTCCTGGGGAAGGAGAAGCCTGCGTTCGATCAACCGCTCCGGGTGATCAACCAGGACCATATGCGTTTCGGGAGGGGTGTCACGTTCGCCACCGGGGCGTGGGTTGAATGTGTCACCTCTTACATGCACAAGAAGTACTCCCCTGAGTTGATCGTCGGGGATGGGGTCAGCGCGGAGTTCTTCGTGCACATCGCCTGCGCGGGGAAGGTGGAGATCGGTCGGCACACGATGATTGGCAGTCATGTGCTGATCACGGACCATGACCACGGCATGGAGGACCCAACATTGCCTCCACGCTACCAAGACCTAACGGTGAAGGCGGTCTCCATAGGGGAAGGTTGCTGGATTGGGGATGGGGCTAAGATCCTGAAAGGCGTCGCTCTTGGTCGTGGGTGTGTGGTGGGCGCTAACGCCGTTGTTACCAGCGGGGACTACGCTCCGGGGACGATCTTGGCAGGGGCGCCTGCCGGATGTGTGTCGCGTAGGCCGCATGCTGGCGTCAACGTCGTGATCGTCTCCTGCGGAGACGTGGGGCGTCTGAGGAGATGCCTGGACGCCCTTGACCAGACGGAAAAGACCTTGCTACCGATGCTACGGACCATCGTCGTCGTCAATGGCAACCGGAACCCTGGGATCATCGAGTGGCTGGAGGCGCACAGGTCGGTCGACAAGACCATCTATAACGAGGAGAACATCGGGTTCGGTGCGGGGGTGAACTCTGCGCTCGTGTGGGTGCGGAAGCAACACGTCACTGGGGGCTACGTGGCAGTACTCAACGATGATGTCGTGGTCACTTCAGGGTGGTTGCAAGGTCTCCTCGACGCGATGGATCAGCATCCTAGAGCGGCGATCGTTGGGCCTGTGACGGACAATGTGAGTGGAGTCCAGCAGGTAGGGAAGTCCTACTCTGGGGGTGAGATGAGCCGGGCTGCTTACCCCACTCAGAGGCTAGTGGCTTTCTGCTGGCTCATGCGCATGGGGTATATGGAGCACGTGGGGGACTTCGATCCTCGATTTGGGATTGGGAACTTCGAGGACGACGACCTGTGCCTTCGCGTGCTACAGCATGGCTACGAGTTGTATGTCGTCCCAACTTCATTTGTCTCGCATGAGGGGCATGCGACGTTTGAAGAACTGGGGATCGATCTCGAGCAGTCTCTCCGGGAAAACTGGGAGAAGTACAAGGAGAAATGGGGCATCCCTGCTGAGGTAGAGTTTGGGCAAGGGTTCACCTTGGAGGTCCCGCCTGCTCCGCTGAGGGAGTAGACGGCGCGGAGAAATCTGCAGGCCTTCAGTATGTCTTTTGCCTTGGCGACAGGGTAGATTTGTAGGCTGTAACCTCTGGAGGTCTGCAGATGGATCTCGAGCGTAGAGCATTTGATGCCTTTTCGTTCAAGGCGATTGACGCGCCAGAGGGTGTAGCAGAGATGATCGTCTCTGTGTTCAACAACCTCGACGAGGGCATGGAGGTTGTCCTGCCGGGGTTCTTCAGTGAGTCGATCGCGAAGCGGCGCACTAAGGATGGGCGGCCTAAGGTCAAGGGTGTCTGGTCTCACGACTGGTACTCCCCGATCGCCAAGACGCTGGACGCCAAGGAACTCCTCCCTGGGGATCCCCTCCTCCCGCCGGAACTTTCTGGATTCGGCGGTCTCTGGATTAAGGGGCAGTTCAACCTGAACACGCAGAGGGGGAAGGAGGCTTTCTCCGACCTTCAATTCGGTACTATCGATGAGTTCTCGATCGGATTCGTCACCGTCGAGGACAAGGTCGAGGAAGGCATCCGCAAGCTCATCAAGGGAGACCTGTATGAATGGTCCCCTGTTCTCGTTGGCATGAACCCCGCAACTCAACTCCTCAATACCAAGGGCCTAGGGGAAAAGCCTTACCCCAATGAGCATGCCTGTCGTCTGCGGAGCCCGGAGGATTTCGAGGCGGGTTCCTTCCGCAGGGTGAAGCGGGAGCACGAGGGGAAGGAGTACAGCGTCATCATGGGCCGCCTGAAGGGGGCGGAGACGCTGACGGAGCAGGCCTATAGGTATCCTAAGGGCGTCTGGTCTGAAGACTCTGCAAAGGCGCATTGCTCAGGCCATGATGGCTCTTTCGAGGCGGCTGCGAAGGGGCAGACCTTCATTGACCAGACCGAGATGGCGCTTGCTGCCATCGCGGAGGTCAAGAATCGAGCGGGGTCGCTTGCTGACCTCCGTGAGAAAGAGGGCCGGACTCTGAGCGAAGCCAATCGGAAACGGCTTGAGAGTCTCGTCGGGATGTTGAAGGAAGTCGCTGATGACATCCAGAGCCTTCTCGATGAGACGGCCAAGCCGGAGAAGGCGGCGAGTATATCGCGGCGCAGGGCGCTCCTTCTGCGCGCTGATCTCGTCGCACACAACTTGAGCGCGGAGTAACCGAAATGAAGATCAAGATTCAGAAGCTCTATGCAGAGGCGGCTGGACTGCACGGTCAGGCCATGGAGATCCTCTCTGGCCATGAGGGGAAGGAGTTGCCAGCGGACAAGCAGGCTGAGGTGGATAGCCTGCTTGACCAGGTCGAAGCGAAGACTGCCGAAGCCAAGAGGCTCGAGCGTGTCGTTGCCACAGGAGAATCCTTCGCTGGTGCGTCCAATGCGAAGGAATTCTTCACTGAGGGTGCCAAGCAGGATCCTGAGAAGGGTCTGTACCAAAGCGCTCTCATGAAGTTCATCCTGGGGACGGAACTCTCCGGGGTGGAGCAGAAGGCTCTCTCCGCAGGGATCGCTCCTGCTGGTGGGTACCTCGTTCAGGACACGTTCTTGAGCGAGTTGCTCGTCAAGCAGCGCGAGGCGATCGTCATGCGCCAGATCGGTCGGGTCTTGCCTCCAGTTCCCAGTGGGTCGGTCATTACTCCTAGCGAGGATGCCGATCTCACTGACGCGACGTGGACGACCGAGATCCTCACCGGGGCGGAGGACGCGATCGATCCGTTCGGGCGTCGGGTGTTGGCTCCTCATCCCCTTGCGAAGAGAATCAAGGTGTCCAATACTCTTCTGCGGACGCCGGGGTTCGACGTCGAGGCGTGGATCCGAGACCGGATGTCTTATGCGTTCTCCCGCCCTGAGGAGAATGCGTTCATCAACGGTACTGGTGTGAACCAGCCGTTGGGGGTCCTCAAGACCGTAGGCCTGCCTACGTATACGACGGCGGCCAGCAACGACGTCGATGGAGACGACATCATCAACTGGGTCTACAAGTTGCCGACCTCCTACGCGACTCAGGCACGGATCCTCTGCAACCGGGCGTTCATCCGCAAGGTCCGTTCCATGAAGGACGGCGGGGGTAACTACATCTGGCAACCTGGCCTGAACACCGGGACGCCCAACACGATCCTGGACACGCCCTACTCGCTGAGTGACTCCTACGACGATGGACTCGACGCGAGCGATGACTGGGAAGACAATGCCCTCGTGGCGACGCTGGGTGATTTCCGGTACTACTGGATCGCGGACGCCCTGAACATGTCGATCCAGCGGCTGGTCGAGTTGTACGCGGCCACCAACCAGGTGGGGTTCATTGGTCGCAAGGAGTGCGACGGCATGGCTGTCCTTGCTGAGGCGTTCATCGCGCTGAAGATCAAGGCCTAAGCCAGAACTGCCGGAAGTTCCTGAGGAGTTCGTTCAGTCCTACAAGGGGTTGGGTAGAATGGACATCAAGAGCCTGTACCACGACACGCTGATCACCGTCGAAGAGATCGCTGTCGGTGACAACGAGATCTTCACGGGCGCTGGGATAAGCATGAAGGGCTACGAGGGGGCTGCCTTCATCGTCGCCGTTGGGGACTATGAGGCGGGCACCTATACCTTCAAGTTGCAATGCTCGACTACGTCCGCCTTCACCGACGCCGCCGACCTGGAGGGTTCCTCCTACACGTTTGCCACGATCACCACGGCCAACACGAATGTCAAGATCGTGGACATCCAGCGACCTCCGGAGGAGTACGTCCGGGCGATCCTGACCATCCCGAACCTGACGTCGACCACGCAACCGGCGGCGATCATTGCGATTCGCTACGGGGCGAGGATCTTGCCGCAAACCAACACCGGCGAGTTCCACCAGTCGCCTGTCGAGGGCACGGCCTAACCTAGAGCCTGGAGGTAGTCATGGGCGGTCAGAATACTGCAAACTACCAGGAGCTAGGTGGCAGCAAGTGGGTTGTCGCTGGGGAACTTGAAGTCTCCGGTACACTCACTCTTGCGGCGGGGGCGGTCATCTCCGTCTCGGGGTCGGACAAGATGGCGATCCTACAGGCGGCTGTGGCTACCCCCGTGGCGGGTGTAGTTGCTGGCTACAAGATCGCGAGAGGGGTGGCAACTGTCACCGGGAGTCTCGCGATCGCGACCGGCCTGGCGGCAGTGATTGATGGGGTCGCTTGCCTAGCTGCGACTCCCTCTGTCACAGACGGCATGTGGGTCAGCGTCACCAACTCGGCTACTGCCGGGAATATCGACGTTTACGTCACCAAGCCGACCGCAGCGAACAACGTCGAGCCCGCTGCGAGCACCGCCGGTGTCCAGATCAACTGGATCGCGGTGGGCACCTAAATGAGTCTGCTAACTCCCGAAGAGGTCAAGGTCCGCATCCATACGTCTCTCACGGACGCGCAGTTGCAGACCGTTATCGATCGGGAGGACGCGGAGATCGTCCGGCGCTTCGGCGCCCACTATGTGGACGGGACAACCTCTGTCTCTGAGACTCTCCAGGGGGGGATGGCTAACCTCTACCTGAAACGGGGGATCGCGAGTATCACCTCCGTGGTAGAGAAGTACATCCTCCCCTCAGAGACTGGCTACACTCTGACGGAGGACACGGACTTCTGCTCCTGGGGCGCGGAGGGAAGGATCGAGAGACTCCCCGTGGGCCTCAAGTGGTCGCGGTTCGTCGTGGTGTCCTACGTCCCGCAGGATGACAATGCCCGGAGAGAAGAGGCTCTCCTGGCCCTCGTGAGGATCGCCTTGTCGCGCACTGCGATGAGAAGCGAGTCGATCGCTGGGGAGTACAGTTATACCTCCCCCGAATGGGAGAAGGAGCGCATGGGGGTCTTCGCAGCATTGGGGTTCCCTGTTCTATGACAGAGCCAAAGATCCTCGTGGGGATTCCTTATTCCGAGAAGCCATTGCGCATCGATGTTTTTCTTTCCTGGATGCGCTTCGCGGCTCAGGGGCACAACGTCATTGCCTCTGAAGGCCCGACCCCCCTGTCAAGGGCCGGGCTCGCGCGGACCTTCATGGCGAATGAGGAGTTCACGCATCTCCTGATGCTCGACCTTGATCACATCCACATGGCGGATGTAGTCGATCACGTGAAGCAGAGGCTCATGTCAGAGGATCCTCCGAAGATCCTCGGTGGCCTGCATTTCCAACGGCAGCCGCCTTATAAGCCTTGTGTCTTCATGTTCAAAGACGAAGGGCTTGGTGTCTCGACTGTTACCCAGTGGCCTCAGGGCGTCGTGGAGACGGATGCTGTGGGCATGGGTACTCTCTGCGTGGCACGGGAGGTGTTCGAAACTCTCGGGCAGCCCTACTTCCAGTTTGCCTATGTCGGAGAGAGATTCATCGGGGAGGACATCTGGTTCTGTAACCAAGCTCGCAAGGCAGGGTACAAGATCTGGGTGGACTTCATGCTGACGAGTTTGCATCAGGGCACTAAGCTTGTTGGGGAGAAGGAGTTCCGGGAGTGGATGGCAGAGAATCTGCCCAACAATCCTAAGGAACTCCGTGAGACGACCATGCGTGATGATGCCGGAGGCTGACCATGTCTAGGGTAGCGTTGACCGTTCAACAAATCGACCGGGACTCGAGTGGTCTCGCCGTGTCACACCCCGCGCCGTCGAATACGCAACTTTCAATCCCAAACAACGACGGACGTATGTTTGTCGTCGTGAAGAACACCGGTGCGACCACTCAGACTGTCACAGTTCAGACTCCGGGGCAGGTCGGTGGCTTGGACGTCGCTGAGTACTCCGCCACCATCCCGCCGACTACGGGGGAGCAGGCGATTGGGCCGTTCCCTGCGGCGCTGTTCAATCAGAGCGACGGGTCGGTCTACGTCGACCTCTCCGTCTCAACGACCATGACCGTGGCTCTGTTCAGACTGTAAGATGGGCCTTGAGGAGCACTTCCTGGACGAGGTCACCATAGAGCGTTCCACTCGGGCGGAGAATCCCTATGGGAACGCCAAATTGTCCTGGGAGCCCTCCTCGATCGTCCGGGGTAGACTGGTCCAGAAGGCGCGCCGGGTTTGGAGCGATGCCCGGCAGGAGTACGTGGTAGTCAGCAATCCTCTCCTGTTGCTCCCTGCGGGGACGGATGTGATTCCTCGGGACAGGGTGGTGATCGGTGGGATCACGTATCACGTTGATCAACTTCTGGAACGGCGGGCCTGGGCGGGGCATCATCTGAGTCTGATGCTCTCGGTGGCGGAGTGATCCTTGGCAGTCAAGATCAAGTGGAAGGGAAAGCAGGTCATTGAGAAGGTCCAGAGTGGCTTGAGTAAGGGCCTTGTCAAGTGGGGTCTGAGAGTAGAGGGAGACGCTAAGCGCTCTCTTCAACCGTCTGAGCAAGATGAAGGTGGGAACTGGGTTCCAGGGGGAGGGCATGGGGTACGTACAGGTACCCTGAGGAGAAGCATTCACCTGGCGGATCCTGGATATAACTGGCAGACGGACAATGTTGCTCCTTCAACAAGCAGTCCGGAGAAGGGTGGGCAGACGCCAACGGGGAAGGTTGACAGCAAGGGGAAGGTCACTGTCCAACTCGGGAGCGGGTTGGAATATGCCCAACCAGTGCATCAGGGATGGAGTCGCGGGTCGGCCTCTTTCGAGGGGTACCACTTCCTTCAGAATGCGATCGAGAAGAACGCTCCTTTCCTAGAGGGGGACCTCCAGGAGGGGGTCAAGAGTGAGGGGATACAGTGATCGACCCTTTGGAGTGCATCATTGCGTTCCTTAGGGAGGACGCTGAGTTAGAGGCTCTCGCGGGCGCGCGGGTTGCATCTAAGCACAGTTATGGATCCGCATGGACGGTCAACGATCCTGGGGTGGTTGTCCGCTTGGATGGGGGATCTCCTCAGGTTTATGGCCGACTTCAGAGAGTGCGAGTCGAGATCCGCTTCTTCGCGGCGGATTCATACGAAGCATCTAGACTCTGGAAGCGGGTGGTCGAGATCTGTAGGGACCACACGCGGCGGTCGGTGGGGACGACTGAAGGCAGTGGAGTGTTGTACTCTTTCACGCAGGCGTCCGGTCCGTCGGATCTCTACGATGACTCGCTGAAGATGGACTTCCGGGTGGCGTATTTCGACGCTGTGGTGAGCGAAGACCCGACAGAAGCCTAGGAGGCTCAAATGGAGAACGGCATACCGTACGAGATACTTGCTGGTACAGGCTTGCTGTACGCTGCGCCTGTCGGGACGACGTTCCCTCTGCTCACGGCAGTGCCTGCGGCTACTTGGGTACTGCTGGGCGACACTGACGGAGGCGTCACAGTGACGCTGGATCAGACAGTCGAGGTGAAACGCTCTGACCAGCGGACTGGGCCGGTGAAGGCATTCCGAACGGAGGAAGATCTGCGTGTCAAGACCTCCCTCCTTCACGCGACGCTTGAGAATCTGCAACTCCTGCACACCAACTCGCTGACCGATACTCCCGCAGGGGCGGGGACTATCGGGACGAGAGAGATCAACCTGCATCGCGGGTTCGTCGTGGATGAGTACGCGCTCCTCTTCCGGGGGGTCAGCGCCTACGGGAACTACCCTGCGCAGTATGAGGTACCTCGTGGGTTCATCGATAGCCCGATTGAACTCGTACATGCCAAGGATGACACCGTGGCGATTCCCATGGAGTTCAGGGCTCTGGAAGACCCGAATGCCGCGACGGAGGCGGAGCGGTTCGGGAAGTTGATCATGCAGGACGCTGCCGCTCTGTAAGACCCTTGAGGAGGGGTTGGGGATGGCGAAAGTGCTCAGCCTGGATGAGCTCTTTGGAAAAGAAGAGCCCATTGAGATCACCTATAAGTCTCGGACCTATCAGATGAAGGTCCCGTCTGCCATGGGGCCGGCAGAGATGCTGGCCCTTGGTGAAGCCAAGAGGCACTATGAGGCTCTCCTCTCCCGCACGCGGGGTAAGGGGGAAGAGGAGATCACTCCTGAGCAAGCAGAGGAGATCTCTCGCTTGGCGTCACGCATGATCGAGATCCTGGCACCTGAGCTAGCACAACAGGGTCTGACCTTCGGCATGCAGGTGAAGGTCTTGGAGTTCTACTCGGAGGAGATGCAGCCTAATCTCCCAAAAGCGGAAGAGAAGCAGACTGGGGAGACATCTACACTAGCCTGACTTTCTGGTATAGGCTAGGCTTTGATGAGATCTCGAGGATGCCTTTGGCTGCGTTGCAAGCTTACCTAGATCGCCTCCCTGGGCGTAAGGCAGAGCTTTCCATACTCTTGGCAGATGCCGCGACGGTGCCGCAT